TGAAGTCTAAGGACTCCAGTACCCGTAGGTACGTGCGGAGAGTTCCGCGTGAGTTGGAGATGACTACGAGGTCGTCTCCGACCATAGACCCCACGTGGGGTCCCTCTACCAAGCGGTAGGCATACTCCTGCGCAATAGTTAGCAGGACCTTGGTCATGGGATCTCCCATGAGCCAGCCTCTCCGTTTTGTACAGAGAGGCTTTCCCTCATAGAGGACGGGCCTGTCAGAGAAGAACAGGCCCTTGGCGAAGTGCGCCAACTCAACCGGGAAACCCGGGATATTCCTCGAGGCGAGGATCAGGTGGTCCCAAATTTGGATTCCCACCGTCGGATTAGCGTAATCCGTACAGGTCTCTAGATCTGTAGAAAGGGCCCATAGGTTGCCCTCATCGCGCTGTGAGCGCGGAACCCAGAGGTTTGAAGACTCTGGACTGGACGGATCCAGATTGTCGTGGACGAAGTTCCACATGTGACGCGTTGACGTCATCCCCGACCTCACGGGGCCGGAGGCACACACACTGTGCCACACATGGGCAAAGATGTCCATAATCGCGTGATACGCGAAGGACCCGACGGTAATGACGCGGGCCTTAGACGGTTCACGGACCGTATGGACCCTAACAGTAAGGGTCTCTTCCCTCTGCGTGAGGGCCCTCTCGATACAGTAGTCTAGGACATCCTGTGCCGAGGAAACTTTGTGCCGTGGCACAACAACCCGCTCCATGGAGCGTCCATCGTAATGGAAGTCAATCTGCTCCTCTTGGCAGATCCGGGAGAGCTCTCCCGTAAGGCCGCCTTGTTGGCGAGTCGACTCCAAGCAGGACGAGGGTCCGCTGGAGATCCTGGCCGGCTTCCCCGTTATGAAGGAAGCCCGCCACACGCAACGTCCAAGGACGTCATTCCTCAGGTGGATTACCTGGTGTGGTTGATCGACCACAGAGGCGAATTTGGTTACCGCCTCACGCTCCATTCTGGAGTCAGCGAGCCCGGAGGCTCTCGTCTGCGACCAGATTAGGCCGTATTGCATCGCGAGGTCATCGCGAGATTTCGGTAAGTACCGATTATATAGCTCAACATATGGGTTCATGAACCCGAGCTTGGGGGGAAGCCTGCACTCCAGCTCCCCTAACATCGCAGATTTGCGGATAATCTTCCGGACCTTCTTGAGGTTGCGGATAAACAACGCGTAGTTGTTGCTCGACCACTCTAATGACCACTTGGTCAGGCGGTCGACGTCCTTATACAGGACTCTCCTGCAGGTCAGGAGGAGGGGCATAACGACCCCATCGGCAGTGAAGAACCACTGTTTGACCTCGGCCATGTGGCCGGCCCGGCAGAGCCGGAAAACCTTCGAGGCGAAGGGGGCCGACATTCTCGGCCATAGGTTCCCCAGGATTATCTGGGCCTGAGCGTCCCGTGGGACGTGGGAGAGGGTGGGTCGCCGGAAATCGCGTATCGCGATTGGTCGGTGACCCATTCTCTCTCGTAAGTGATAGCGTTCGCAAACGCTAAAAGGGAGTCGTGACTCCCAGAGGCAGTATCTGCCCTGGCGTCCTAGTAGGTACGCCTCCAGCATCGTGCTGGTAGTCCCCACGGGGACTTGGACTGTGGGCCCGAACCTTCCCATTGAGGGTAGAGGAGGGCACCACCGAATTGTAGTCATACG